AATAGAGTTGGCTAATCAGGTCCCTGGCCAACTATCATTTTGGACGGTGGAGTAATGCTAAAGTTTATAGAGATTGACTGTGGCCCTGGCGGGTATGTGTGGGAACTACACTCACAACATCATGACCATCTTAGGTCATATGAAAGCGAGGCGGCTATGCTGAATGATGCTGCCCTTCTGAAGATGGTAGATGTATCTTATAGATTCTACACTCAGGCTGAATATAACCTAGAGATGCAAGTAGAGATCATGACAGAGAATGGGGCATGGAATGGATAAGCGTGAGTATCTGCGTAGTCTGGGATTCACAGTAGGAGAGCGTGGTCGCTTTACTGCTGAGATGATGACTGCTCTGAAGGACTACCAAGAAGAAGGCGGGAAACTAGAAGGTCGTACAGGTAAGAGAGATGATGGTCTACCTGAACTAGAGCCTGTCATTATTCGTCCACACGTTCCTCCTATGACCCAGGTTCGCAAGCCTAAGAAACTCAGGGGGCGTAGTAAAGAGGGATATGTTGTAGAGTTTGTTACTTGTTTTGACTGCCATTATCACATGATGTATTGCTCATGCGAGGGGGGAGTAAAGGCTCCATCTTCCATATCCACTAGCAAAGACCCGCTCGTTCGTGTATAATGTAGGTTCCCCATCGAAAGGATATCATGACACAGGACAAGGCTGAAAAGGCGTTCATCGACGCCTCGCATAATGTATTGTTCAGCGCTTATGGATTTGCTGATGCCGTCAGGCTTGCAGGTGCTGTCCCTGCCTCTGCTCTGAATAAAGTGGCTATCGGATGGTTTAGGCTAATGGAGGTCGAACATCGCTATGGCATTGGTGATCCCGTAATTGGCGAACTTGGTTCGCGTATCGTAAACGAGGTGCTGAGTGACTATGAAGAACTACCCGACTACAACCCTGGTCGTGGATTTGAGGGTGGAAGTGCAGATAATAGAGGAACTTGGGAAGACTATGAGAGCCGATATTCTCCGTCATTCATTCGAAGAGGCTTTGACTCTTAGGAACATCAAGCCTGGGCTTGACGTACAAAAAGTAGAAGTGCTACAATACTGGAATAATTAAATAGGTGGGTGGTGCGGCTATCAGGGGACGCCCTAGTCGTTAACTAAAGCAGGAGCCTCGAAAACTCCTAGCAGCCACCATCTTTTTTCTTTACAATGTCAGAGGGCGGGTGTATAGTAGAGATATGACATGGACACAGATTGACCCAGATAACTTCTCTCAGTATGAGGGTATGACTCCTGCTGAGATTGGCAGAAGCATTCTCAAGTCCCGCCCACATGATCTGCATTTGCTGCGTGAGCAGCAGAAGGTTCTAGTATACACAGAATCATATTCTGGCAGGCCGTGGGAGTATAAGGTGGATAACCCAGAGTGGGCAAACTTCTGGAAGCCAGTCTATGATCTTAAGGATAAGCCAGAGTCAGAATGGGTAGAGGATGATTATTTCTCATATCGCGCAATGAAGGCACTACTTCCCGCATCTGCCGTCAGGGTGGCTTGACAGCCGCGCTTGGCGCGGCCAAGATCTTACCCGCGTAGTAAAAAATACCCCTTTACGAAGAACTTAAAAATTTCGCAGAATTTTTGACAGTTATCCACAATTTTATCCACAGCGGGTATGGGCGCTTATATTTTACAAATTAGACATTACGACGGACATGAAAAAATCGCAGAATTTTACGATTCTGCGATATATTTTTATACACATGTTATCCACAGGTGGGGTATATGATGTATCCCCCTATACTATACATACTATACTAGGATACATATACACATCCCGCCCACATATTATCCACAGGTTGTGGATAACTTTGGGCATATTACGAAGGACCCCAAAATTTGCTGGAATTTTTTAGAATTAAACAGAATTAAATAATATGTGGTCATATTTGGTAAATATATTATAAAAATGCCCCATTTTTCTTGACATTACGAGGGAGGGGGTATAGTGCCCCATTACACCTAATATATTTTTCAAATAGTTATATACTCTTATCCACATTTTGTATCATATTGTCCACAACTTATCCACAAGCAATTGTGTATTTAGTAGACAAATCGCAGCAATTCTCCTAGACAAATAGCAGCAATAATGCAGCCTAGTGAATAGATAGCAATACCTATTGTTTCTTTATGACTCATGTGAAGATCCATCCTAGTATACTTATTACTACTATACTGATAAGGGTAATCGTAAAGCACCCGCCCAGAAATGTAGTTAGACAATCTGAGCCTACCGCTCCGTACCTATTTTGATTCATACATTTATCGCATTCTGTGGATAGTAGTGTGTAATGTTATATTGCTTCTTGTTCATCCTCAAGATGATCTTGGTTATAGTATAGGTGATTGTGTATAAACCTACAAGGAATAATCCATACTTTATGAGACCCATTCATTAGCCACCGCCCATTCTAGCAATTCCTCATAAGTTGGGTCAGCCGTGATACGAGCAGTAAAAAGATATCTCACATGATCTAGATTAATAACCTCATGTGTATGCTGAGTATTGAATAGATAGAAGTGATCCTGTTCATATACCAATTCGATCAGTTCCTTGTGCCATTCACTTCCATGTTCTCCGAACATGCTATGACTGTGATGCCCTGGATTGAGAAGCATATTAATGGTGGCATTTCTATCGCTATCATTATGCCAGGTGTATGCAATCATAGGACTGAATTTTAATATGGCACATCCAGATACCCCGTACTTTTCATCCAGAGACTGAAAGAATTTCTCTTTCATATAGATGGGTCTAGGAACTTCAATTCCCTGATATCCAGGAACGTTGAGCCAATCCAATTTAGATAGTCTATCTTCAGTAAAGAATTTAGACACATGCTCCGATGGAGCATTGACCTTCTTAAAGTATTTATCTGTCATCTTTCAACCTATACATCTTATTTACGCTCTCATATCCCCAGAATGAGATGAGGGTCTTTCTCATTTCTGACCTCACTATTCTGACACCATGAGCATGATCTATATCGCATGAAAATACCAGTAACTTTCCTGCTTCTGGCTCTATATCTATGCCATAATTCTCGAAAAATGTTTGACCGCCCTCATATGTATCATTTAAATATATTAGGGACGCATAGACCCTCCAGGGGGCGATAGGGGGTCCTCCATTTAGTTCCGCATTGTCGGCATGAATGGCCTGACCTTCTCCATCCACCATTTTCATAAACTTCATACTGTCAGAATTAATTTTACGAGTATCAAATTCGTTAATGATATCTCTTTTTCTCAGCAGTATGTTTACCATGGTGGCGTAGGCTTTCCTATCTGAGAAATGATCTAGCATGTGATTAATTTCGTAGATCCTTTTGTCCCAGTAAGGCATAGTAGATTGATCCCATAGATTAAATTCTTCTACGAGATCAAAATACTTTACTGCTAATTCCAATTCTTCTGAAGAAAGAAAGTTGGGGTATTCCTTAATTAAAGGCGTTGAATACTGGGTGGATTCCGTACCACCCAAAGACTGAGAATTTTGCACCTGGACTTCCAATGATATGCATGTTCTGATTTTGATTTATGTCAATAAATGGTAGATATAACATAAGAAGAGGGGTCATTCTTATCCCATAGTTGCTTCCAGATACAGTCTCATCTCCAATATAGATATCTAATTCATGTGAGAGATTCTGGATATATACATTGTTGAAATCAGTAGCAGAAATTATTTGATTGAGTGTGATGGGGAATTCTGATTCGAATTCATATGTCTTTGAAACTATCATAATATTATTATATCACCAATTCACTTCATCGTCATCTGTGAGTGGGCCAAAATTATCCAATGGAACTACCCAATCAATGACCTTATCGACCATAGTATTGACCGCATCTCCTACAAAACTAAACATCTATCTTCTCCAATTTAAATGTCGATTCATCATATGCATAAATAAATGCCTGCTTATTCTCTATGGGAGAGGTAAGCCTTCTAATGTATCTCTTAGCCTTTCTTAATGCCCCGCGTCTAGAGAGTGCATTAAATGACGTATATGGCACATTATCTGATTCATGCATTACATCAGCATACCAGACCCATGCCCATACACCAGTCCATCTTCCTGTGATAATGGCAAAGTTTCTCATGCCACCTTCTTCTTCCTGCCGCGTCGCGGCTTAGACTCAATATCGATATTATGGTTCTCTTTTTCGCGCTCATTCGTGGCTAGATATTCCTGTACGAGATGAGTGTGGGAATGGTGCTGTATGCATTCCTTACACCATTTATTTACTGCAAACTTCTTACTGCTTACTCCCCATTTTATGAGGCATGTGTATTCAGAATGCTTGCTACTAGTGCAAGGGCTTTTCATTAACGGTACTTGCGCTTAAGAAGTGGCTTAATGCCAGCCTTAACGCAGGCAGCATATGCTTGACCGTACTTCTTTTCTGCTCCCTCGCCAGACTTACCAGGAGTTGCCTTCTTTACATCCTGACTGGCAATATTAAGATCTCTCAGTAGATCTTCATTATTGTCATTTGCCATTTAATTCTGCCTCCGTTGCTTCATTAAAATATTTAATAAATTTATTAATAATAAATGCTGTATCGTCAATGCAAGTGTGTACAGTATTAGGGTTCTCTGCTGGAGAGAATCCTGGATTCTTATACTGGAAGTACTCTAAAGATACCCTGCTTACAATATCTTCTAGGTCATTTGCCTTCATATTTTTTCCTTATAGTGTTTTATTAATGCTGAAATAACTCTACAATCTTCATGCCGCCAATCAAGATCGCAGGAATCTCCCATGGAACTCTTGCAGAGCATCCCGCGCAGATCATTGATTACATTACTGTAGAACTGTTTCTCTACTGAAATTGTATCAATACTTTCTGAGCATTGCCAGCATTTAACGTACATTATTTAAGGTCGTCCCCATTTAATTGCTGCCATTTCAAATGGGCATCTATGGCTATTGTAGCGTCTAGGATGGCTATCTCCTGCCAGTTTTGACCATCATCACTATTAAGCCATTCTTTATCTGAGTGACGCTTGGGGAACCATGACTCTAAAAGAGCATTTGCTACATACTGCACTTCTGTCATGACTCTTTAATTCCCCTCAACGGCTTTCCGCTGCGAATTCGTGACATATTAGACAGAGTATTAGTTACTGTCTCTAGAATTACAGAAACATTGACGTACATATCCTCTGGATGCCATACACCAGTATCTTTACCATACGAATCCTCATATGCCACTCGCAAAATTTCAAAAAATTCGTCTGATGTAACATAGAACGGCAGCCATGGCTTCTCTACTGGCTCTGTAAATTGGGTAAAATTAAGATTGTTAGTGCTTACGCGCTCTGAGCCTTCAACGACTCTGACGTTATTAAACAAGTCTTATCCTCCTTGGGGTGGGTAGGCCAGTAGTAATTGCACCTATCACAACAAACATACTGGCGGTAAATAGTAGACTCATGCCGATACTGTGGATACAGTTCTGGCGCTTTCTCATATAGTCTACCACGATGTGTAATAATAAGTCTAAGGTTATCTGGATGCCCTGGCTTTAAATAGTCAGGAAGTTCAATGGCTACTCCGTGCTTGGGCTTAAAGTATTTGGTCCATGTATCAGTAATAGTGTCCCAGTTATTTTCCCACTTGTAGCCGCGCTGTTCCATTTCAATCTTGATTTGCAATAGATAAGATACAAGTTCTCCCTCGTATCCATTAAACATACGAGTGGCAGGGTGGTTTACCCAACCCCTAGTTTGACCAGCAAGTGCTGCAAGAATCTGCCTACCCTCAAGCAACTGCTTAACCAAACGTTTTTGGTCTAATGCCTGGGCACAATCTCGGTAAGTATGTTCTGGTAGAAAAACTTGCATGTTATGAATTACTCTCTCTAGTTGCGGCTGCGAGGGCTAGTGTAGCAAACACCTGTGCGGCTGCATAAATTCCAATTTCGGCAAAGTGCATAGCCTTCTTCTCGTACTCAGTACTGAGAGTCATTATATCTATCCTGAAACTTCATCTCAAAGTAGTCATCAATTCCGTCCATTGTTACTCCCATCCTGGAACTACTGTAGTTGGAATATTACTTTCTTTCCATAGTTTTATAATGCTTGGGTTATCATCCCATGCATGAATTATATCGTATGCCTTACGGAGCGTGTCAAGCATATCTTTCTTGACCTCATAGTCTTTGCGGTTATCTTCATCCCCGCGCATCATTAGCATATCGCTAGGAACATCATGCATGGCAAGCCACCATGCCGTATGGTTTCTCCACATATGCTTTCTTGCAGTAACAACCAGCACCGCGTGTCCTAGCATATGTGCAATCTGAGCAGCATTTACTACATGACTATGCGGGGGAACATTAACTGATTCAGCATGAAAGTTATCAAAGTGTTTAATAACTCTGCGCTTACCTTCATCATATTTTGTTAGATAATGACGAATAGACGACACATCTGCAAGCGTGCCGTCCATGTCGAATATGACTGCTGTTTTCACAACATCTCCTCATAATCTGGATGGTCTAGTGGGGTAGGTACAGTAAGAAGTGTGCCACACATGGCACACTCTCCTTCAAGTAAATACGAGCATATGTTATATTCTTCATCGAAATTAAGGGTTACTTTAAGCAACCAACTACCACAACTAGGACACTCTGGGGTCGGAAGACCTCTGGCATCTAGCATTACAACTCCAATATAGTGAACGGACCTCTTACAGATGGAGAAAATCTCTCCGCAGATTCAAGCGCCATTTGTATTCTAGCAGTAGGAGACTTGATTCGTCTAGTAGAATATAAAGATCCTAGTGCGAACTTTGTTCCTGATCCAATAGCATTAAAATTATTAATATCCTCGCCAAAGTGCCAGTCATTGCAAAATTCAAATACCCTGCCTGCCACGCCTATAAGCATTTCTGATGAATCTTCTTCTGATCCAGGGTCTACTTTATTTAATTCACAGCATTCTCTTAGAGCATTTACAAATGTAGTATTTAAGAACTTATCTACATCATCATCAGAAAGTTTTGGAGGACTAAATGTGTGCTGGAGAACTTTTCCAAATCTGAAACTTCCAGCGTAGCCTAGCAAGTACCCATTCTTTATGAATACTTTTGGTTCTTTTCTAGAAGATACTAAAGAAGAATCTTCATCTACTGAAGCAGAATCTCCACCCATACAAACTTTACCGTTATATGATAGTGCAGAAATACATGTCATATTAGTTCCAGGTATGTAGATTGGTCGTTGTTGTTTTCGTACTGTTACTAGTATATCTTATCAGAATGTCCTTGGCAAGCATTTGTACTAGTTGTACCAAGTAGCCTAAAATAACTAATTGGCTAAGAAGTAGTAATGGAATAATAAAATCCCCGTCCATCACACCTAGACCCCTTAGCAAAGAAACTGTTAGACATGCAAGCAATACTAGTAAACCAACAATTCTAGTTACCATTTAATTTTCCCCTAAGTTCAATAAGGTGTTCAAGTATCTCATAATACTTACCCTTCCACTCATCTAATTCATTCTCAAGTATTCTAATCTCTTCTTTTCTTTTCTCTAACTCTTGTTTTAGAATATTTAGATCTTCTACATTATCAGACCTGATTTGGACACGCTCGTCAAAGTCGTGTCTTATTCTATTTAATCTATAGTCAAAGTACTTTACTATAGCCCCAGTAAATATAGTTCCTGCAAGACCTATAAGGGCTATTATCACAGCATCAGATAAAATGAGTATCCACCCCAGTAAATATTATATTTATATTTTATCATTCATGGGGAGTTGTCCATATTTTTTACATGTATAACGAGACATTTCTATTGTTTCTTTAGCAACCCATGTATCAAAGGCGTCTATGTCTGTAAAGGTTTTCAGTACATTCTGTAGTGTATCTGTAAGTTTTTCACAAATTTGTAAATCTTTTACCGTAGCAGTCCCAGATTTTATTTTTTTTACTAAATTATTTATTTCAGATACTATATCTTCGCATTTTATGCTAGGAGATGAGTTCACTCGCTGATATTTCTTTGCCGACATATCTATGTTTAATTACATAATCCCTTACTGAATCTGAACCAAACTTCCTGCCAGCCAAAATTATGATCCAGCGAGGTTCGTATTTCAATTCTATACATTTTTTACAAAGAAGCAAATTAAGTCCTAGCAGGGCTGACTTCTTAGGGTTTAATTCATTTTTCGGCTGATCGCACGAATAGCATCTCATTAAATCTCTTCTTCCTCTATACCAATAGAAAATTCATCTACAAATAACAAGTCTTCATTTAACATTAAAACGTCATAATGTATTCCATCTTTTTCATATTTTACACGGCTAGCATGTGCCCCAAGGCTAGACACAGTACCGTAGACCCGCTCATCTACAACATAAACATAAAAATGTTTTATAGATTTATTTGTCATACTTTATGCCTTCTATTTCACATCTGACCCCGAATGATTGAATCATGGATCTTACTTTCAATAAATATTCCATGATATTCATTCTTTGCTCCTGACCAAACTCCATGATGTTGTTCTCATGAATGACAAGCGCTATATAGTTGGGCCTTTTCATAATGTCTAGCCTAACATTTTTATAGGGAGCCTTGATTTCTCTGACAGCCTTAGCCATCTCTTTTGTGTAGAATACTTGACCCATGACTATTCTTTAACCTGTCCCAAACTTCTTGAGTTTTATGTAAGTTATTTTCTCTGTCTACTCTTCCAAGGTCTAGGTAGATACCTCCCCAGACCCCTTTTTCTTTATTACTTATACCTTCATTATAGCATTGTGATATGACTGGACAATGCAAACACATCTCATCTACCTGTGTTGCTAAGAATTTATCTGTCTCATAGTCATCATAAAACATATTAATATCAGCACCAGAACATGCTGCTAATTGATACCATTTTACATTATCTGGATCTAGTCCTAGTTCCTCAATTATATTCGACATTTGCTGGGACCTTTACTTTCCATGACCCGTCATTATTTACGGGGAATGTAAATTTCATACCCCACTTACCATGACGAAACTCACCATCCTGAGACATGTACCCAGATGGATTTGGAACCCATCTATTGATATTCCATCCGTCCCAGAAATAACCACGGTGGCTGTTCTTGGCCACGAAGTCATGTGCATCAGAGTAATTTAGTGTTAAAGTTTTCATTATTCACTTTCTGTAGAATCATTGATTTACTTTGTTCTTCTCGCTCCATAATCTTACGAATTCGAAGCAGTTCATCCTTAATACCATCTAGGATAATTTCTATGTTAGATAGATCGCTCATGTATAAATAACCTTTCTAATACCCGCCTCACGGATTGCATTGTGACAGCGGTCACATGGTCTGGACATTCTATCCTGACCCTTCCTATTTACTCTTGCCACATAAATTGTGGCACCCTTAGGATTCTTTACCTTACGCAATGCATCAATCTCTGCATGTACAGAGCAATGCGTCTTAATGTGTTCTGATGAAACCACGGTGGGATGGTTTCGGTTTTTATTTATACCAATACTAATAACTCTTCCACCCTTAACAATAACTGCACCATGCTTCATTCTACAGTCAGATGACTGTGCTGCGTTTAGTGCTAGATCAAGATAGTTCTGATCACGACGCGATAGACGAGAAAAGATCTCCTTTTGGCATCATCATCACCCTTTCACAATATCCGTAGGAATACCCATTGCACTAGTAATATTAGCAATATTATGGGTCTTTTTGCAAGAGTCCCTGATAAACATTATTGCCTTGTCTACTTTCATCTTAGAAACATCATCTATAGATACTCTTCCCTGCCATTGCTCTCCTCTACCTGGCTTAAACAATTGTTCAGATATAGAGTATCCCTTCTGACTTACTAATTTTTCTACCTTACCTATATATTCAGTAATCATATTTTCGGCAGGAGATGATGCTGTATGGACAAACGTGATCTTTCTATCTGATGGATTAGAGGAAACCCATTCATCTAGAATTACAGTCATCTTACGCATTATCTCGTTGTAATCAACCCAATTACGGCTGCCAGCAATAAGAACTCTCACCGCTGCTCCCTAATTGTTTATTGTTCTGCTACTTCTGTTTCCTGAGCCACAGGTTCTTCTGATACTGGATCTTGTGATATTGGTTCCTCTGATACTTCTTCTATTGTAGAATCAACATTCTCAATTACCTGATCTTCTACTTTAACATTTTCTATTTCTGGAGTATCTGAAACTTCATTTACTATATCAGTATCTTGAGAAATATCTTCTCTATCTACTTCAAATCCGGTATCCACCACTTCAGCAGTATCTAGTGGGGCATCTTCAATATCCTCTTCAATCAGAGTCATTGTTTCTGGCTCATCTGCTGGGAAGAAAACCCCAGACCAGATTGACTTATTCATTCTTTCGTTCATTATTTGATCTCTTTTCTGTTTAGACCAGGATGCTCCCGCATCTCCGCCCCATAAATCCCAGGCAACTCTACCTGGGCTGGGAAAACCTTCTTCTCCTGAATTAAATCCAGTAGCCTTTTTATCAACAGCGTGCCTTGAGAAAAAACTATGCATTCTCATGACAGTACTCTGAGACAATTGCTCTTTCTTTACTAATTGATTTGCTCTGGCAAGTCCTACGGTTGTTCCACCGCGCTTGCCCTCTTCTTTCCACTTTAAGGCTCTGCGTGCTGCAGAGGCCATACCATCTGTTGGTGTGTATGTTTTTTCAGCCACAATTAATTATACCATGCCCAATTTTGTCACATAGTCATACATAACAATACCACTTGCAGTACCAACATTTAGACTACGAACGCTTCCAAGTTGTGGGATGTAGACAATATCGTCAGCCATGCCTAAGGCCATCGGGCTAAGTCCCCTTTGCTCTTCGCCAAATATCATAAAAGTTTCTGGCTTCCATTCATATGAGGTAATTGGAATAGCACCTGGAACATTATCAATCGCCACCCACCTGGCACCACGAACTTGTGGTTCATGAAGATAGATATTATCTAGACTTGGAGCATACTTTAAGTGATTGTAGTGTTGAGTTCCTACAGCACCACGCTTATCCCATTTCTTGGCTCCAACAATCCAGCATTCTTTGGCCATAAATGCATTAGCATTCCTAATTCCTGTAGCCTTATTAAAGTCACCTGAAATATTCTCAAAGCCCACGATAAAAGGAAGTCGGCGGGTATCTAGATCAGCCTTAATTTGATCAGTCTCCCATTGCTTGTAATAATCAATGACATTACGATTGTCCATGATTACTCCTTAAAATTTGTATCTTCTAATGTCTTATCTACATTATATCCATTATCTTTATTTATTTCCCAGAAATCTTTCCTAGATACAAACGACGGGAGAACATAACGATGTGGTCCAGGACCAGGAGGATTAACTCCATGTCTCCAACCCTCAGTACTTGGAAATATTAATAAGGAACGGCTATCTGGCTTTAACTCTATATTCTGATTTACAAAATATACTTCTCCAGCGAAATAATTATCATTAAGATACAGTACTGCTGCATATTCTAATGATGGATCAGTATGATTATCTACATGATCTTTTAGTGGCACTCCCTCGTATTGCCTTTGAATAGTTCCACATCCATTAAAAAGAAGGTCCGTCCTAAAATCAAATAATTTTTGCAATCTTTTATCTAATATCTCTGCAATTTTTAGATGAGATATTTTTAGATTCTTGTCTGCCCAATCCTCTGTTATTTCATATAGACCTTCTTTAACTAAATTATCTATATCCGTTCTTCCAAATTTTAATTCAGCAAGTTTTATTGCACCATCTAAGTAATGATCTTTCCACTCATCATCTGTGGCTGAAGTTGCCAGATAAATTAGTTCATTATACTCTTCATTAGTTATAAAATTTTTAATTAAAAATATTCTATGTGCGACTTCTTCTACTTCGTATCCCAATTTTTTAATATAATACTTGGTTAAAATATTACTCATCCAAGCCCCACTCTTCCGGCATAGGAATGCCACTATCAATTAAATATTGCTTTCCAGCATCAGTTATCTTAAACTTTGGCACTAATTCTGTGTTATATTCAATAGTTACAAATCCTAGTTCATAAAGATGCATTAGTTCATTATTTAATTCTTCTGTTATAGCAAGATATAGTTCTGGGAACATGTCATGCATTTTTTCAAAGTTGAAGACGAATGTTCTTTCTCCGTCTGAAGTCATACCTACCCACTCAAGGACGCCTTCTTCTTCTAAATAGACCATGAATTGCTCTATTTCATCATTACTATAATCCATGAGCCTCAGATCGGATTCGAACCGATGACTTTCCGCTTACAAGGCGGATACTCTGGCCAACTGAGTTACTGAGGCGATCCTAGGCTGTTGCCGCAATTTTATTTGCGCCTAGAATATAATTCTATCATTTAAATCTTTTCAGGTGTACACTTCTTTGGAAACAACGACCATCCAGTATTGAACGGTGCGATTACCCATGAATACGTTAGTCCAGAACCCCATAGTGAATAATACATTCCTGCATCCTCATACCATGAGTCATTCTTAAACGAATAACCATATCCCCAATTATGCATACCATCATTAAGGAAATGCTTCCTTACAATTTCTGATTGCTTTTCTTTGTCTAGCATATTATCCCTAGACCACCAGGGTTTTCCTGACCAGGCACTTGTTTGAATTTGCCAAGTACCCAGAGCACCTGTGAACCATCTGCTAGATTCATCTAATGATTCATGCTTAGATTCACGCCAGGTAATTGCCCAGGCTCCTCTAAGCATCCCAGGTCTATTAAAACCTGACTTAAACAACATCTTTGCTTGCTTATCATTACAATTAGATGGCAAAGTCCAGTTTCTATCTGTTATTGCCCTTCTTTCTAATGCATCAGCGGTGGCAAGGTTTACTGTACCTTCCGCCAAAGGCGCAGACTTAGCATACGCCAGGTTTGGAGAGATTAGTACCATTGATAATACTGTTACTGTTGATACTAATGCAGCACCAAATCGGTTTATTGTCGTCATATTGACCTCCTTGTGGCGGCAACATGAATTCTATTATACGGGAATATTACGATATGGTCAACGATTTTGGATAATTTACTATTTCAATCATATTATTATACAAAGTAATGTAAGGTCTGAGGTAGTAGTTACCATTGTGCTTAACGAGACAGTAAAATGTAAACATTACTTCTTGCCACGACGTACTTTAAGTGGAGATTTACCAATATTTATTTTGCCATCTTTATGTTCTGGATTAGTAATTCCTCCGCCACCCTGCTTAATAGTTTCGGTAGTAATTACATTATTCATTTAAAAAAAGATCCGCCCCAGAATTTGCCCATCATATCATCATCGTCACTTGGATCATCATCTTCATCATCCATTGATGCATTAACATATCCGTCTGGGATGGCTGCAAGTCGGCATTTGCCCTCTGGATGAACTAAGTAAGAAAGAATAGCACATCCTAGTTGCCCATCTTCTCTTTCAATATGTAGAGAGCAGTTGGAGCATTTAACTCCGATTTGTGCGTCTTCATTATCTCCTGGACCCTCGTATCCAACCCAAATACTAGATGTTCCTTGGTCAAACGGGCCAAATCTTTCTGCAATAGAAACCATTGCATCGTGATATGCTTTTTCTTCTTCTGTCAATTCATCATACAGGTCCATAATATATATTATACCACCGTGCTCATTCTATCTTTCATTATTTTTTATAGTATTAAGCACTATATCGTATATTGCTGTCCATACATCTGTATTATTAAATATTCCATCAATTGTTCCTAGAAGGAATTCTTTTTTATCGCCAAATTCTTCTGAATAATTTATTTTACTCAAAAGTAGGTCCATAGATATCCCATTTTTATTTTTAAAATTTTCTAAACTATCTAAATCCTTAGCGCCCCACTCGCCAAAGTACTCCCCTGAAAATGTTTCATAGAATATTTTTATGTCTCTTTTTACTGATTCTATTTTTATTCTATTTCTCCAGTCAGAATCTGATTTAGTTAATACTTTTTCTAAATGAAACATAGGATTATAATTTAATGATACTAATTTATGTCCTCTAGATATTAATCTTAAAGAAAGTACTGATTCTTCTGAGAAATAAAATAATCGTGGGTCAAATCTAACTTCTTCAAAAACAGATCTTCCTGAGAATAAATAGTACCCGCATAGAGCCTCCTGTTCTACATAATCTAAATTCTTGGGTATTGGCTTTGCGTCTACAAATATGCCATTAAAAAACAAACTATATGCCTCACCTGGCACAACATCTTCATGTATTACTAATTTATTATCAACTATAGTTGACCATGGAAGATGTTGAGATACTACTACATCCTGATTAAATTTATTTTTAACTTCAATATATCTATCTAGAAGTTCCTTATCCCATCCAGGTGAAAATACCATATGAGGATCAATGCTTAAAACATATTTTTCTTTTATTTTTTTTGGTATGGATAGAGATCTTCCATACCCAACGCCCCTGGGCATGGTTAAAATTTGATTTACAATTATATTTTTATTCTCTGGTAATTTTGCAAAGTTCCCATCAGATCTTTGATCCACTATAGAAAAATTTATATTATCTGGAAATATTGCGTTGTCTAGGCAACTCTCTACAGTTTGGGATATAAAATTTTCATCCTGACCAGCCATCGCTATCAATATATTATTTAACATAATTAAACAAACCACCTAAACTTACCATCGCAATTTATTGCATGTCCTTGGATAGTAATTCTTCTATCTCCTAAATAATATTTAACTGTTGGAGTTACTTGATGTGGATATCTTCCAGAGAAAATGAATGCTTTGCCAACATAATAATTAACTATACTGGGCTTATTATTATTGTAATATCCTATTTTTTTAATTATTTTACTAAATTCTTGGTCATGGTCATACTTATCTAAACTAGAATCTCCCCATACGCTTATCCCGCTCCCCCCTCTTGGCAATTCTAGTGATAGAGTAAAGGAAATTTTTTCATCATGATTAATATTTTTATATTTTTTTTGAAAAATTTGATCATGTGCATCATCTACAAAATCTGTATGAGTTATTACATCTCCAAGGGAGAGGAGAGAAAACTGTTTTTCACTATCATTAACGAATATGTTAAACCCTGGTACTGCTAAATCATATTCTAACTCAGATGGTCCGACTTCCCTATTTAAAACTTCTAATATTCTTTCAAATTCTTCCTTGAAAGTGCTTAATATAATTTCATTAGTACTAATTGATAATTTATAATAATTATCTAAATTATTACTATCTTGATAGGTGGCAGCACCTAAAGTATATGTAGAACTTGGACCATTGCTACATCTATAAGTCCAATATTCATTCATACTGTCAAGTTTATTAACTATATTTAGGCACTCATCTGGAGTGAAAACATCTATAAGACATGGGTACATATAAAAAGTATATCATTTAGTATTTTGTGCCGGATGTTGGAATCGAACCAACCATGCCTTAGGCGACGGTTTTACAGACCGCTCCCCCACCTTGGGGGCTATCCGGCTTGGCTGGCGTGGTAGGATTCGAACCTACAACCCATCGGTTAACAGCCGATTGCGCTGCCATTGCGCCACACGCCATAAGTGGTGCGGAAGTAATAGGATTCGAACCTATGGATCAGTATTAACCGATCACGGTTTAGCAAACCGTTGCAATAACCACTCTGCCATACTTCCATAAGCGCCCCAGGCAGGATTCGAACCTGCGACCAACGGATTAGAAGTCCGACACTCTATCCTCTGAGTTACTGGGGCCAACTAGAACAACGATAATTGATTATCACATACAATATCTGATGGGTCAAGACTTTTAAGTTCTATCTGCCTCAAAAATCTAGGTAAATCAGTTCTTCCATCTATAGCATTTTTTATTTCATACCTAGACAACATTTCTCCTCTGAATAATAAAATGTCATCTATATATTCTATTTTTTCTATTTCAAAATTTATTTCAAAACTGTCGTAGTCGAATTTTTCATCTTCTTCATTAAGAAGAACTTTTACTGGGTCTGGTGCTAGACCGGATTTAGAATACAATTTAGATAAATGTTGAACTTTTTTAGATTGTGATTTATCTAGGCATATAGTCGTATTCCTACTTATTCTAAACTCTAATAGACTTACTCCAACTAAAGTCATTATGTAATGATCAAATTTATTATTGGCGTACATTCTTTTCCAGAAAGAAAATGTTTGATGTATGTTGAATAATGGTAGTTGATTATTTATCACTCCGGTTCCGCCGCACTTGCCATAATCATGATGAAATTCTGGTGCGCTGAACATTCTTTCCCAGGATGAAAAGTTTTCAGAATAAAAATAATTAGTTTTTGGATGAATAACCATTACTTCTATCCCTGGAGAATGGCACATTCCATCAACTACTTGTTTATCTGAATCGTCCCATATAAAATAATGGGTGTAGTTTTCTTCAACTACTTTACCCGCCTTGTATTTATCAGGTAGGAATTTCATGAGCGAGTGACCAGAATCGAACTGGCGATAACTGCTTGGAAGGCAGATGTGTTACCTCTACACCACACTCGCGAGAGATTAATCTTTTTCTAAAAGATCAATCGCCTCTTTAATTGCCTGATTCCATCCTGCAATAAAAGAACTAATTTCAGCAGATGAAGCAGAACTTTTCATCTTCTTTGCCTTAAGTCTTTCAATAATCTTATCGCGTGTCAATTGTATCCCTTTTCAATAAATGCGCCGTCCCATACGGAGTCTGACTTATTTTCAGAAGCATAAAGCGCACGTTGTTGTGCCTCTGCCTCTGCGCGAGTTGCATGGCAACCCTCAATTTCGTTTGTTCCTTCTTTGACTACTGCATATCCATTGCAATCGCCAAAGTTTCTTTGTACTTTCCAAGGCATAATACCCTCCCGCTCCCCGATCTAGATTCGAACTAAAACTAAATGATCCAAAGTCATTTGTGCTACCATTACACCATCAGGGACTATCTAGTTACCTTCTAATAGTACCAGAAATACTGGTTTTCGGTCAACTATTCCTATAGAACATGCCCAGCACCATTCTGGCGGGGTATGATCACACTTATTTGCTGGTTTTTTTGCCCAATGGGGCCAATCTTCTGGACCCGCTGGAGATCCACAGTATGGACATGTTTCTCCCTGCAATAGCAGCCTACCATCATAGCAGTCGGTACAGAGGCTTTCTAATATTTCTTGCTTTCTCCGCCTTCGATCTTGATAATTAGCCCTTGGAGGGCGCGGAGGAATCGATCCATCTTCATTAGGTATCCTATCACTTTTCCATGCGTTACACTTTTTATGTGCAAGTCTTAAATTAGATACATCTTCTGATCCTCCCGCTGAACGGGGAATCCAATGATCTAATGTTACGTCAGAATTTGCCTTAAAATCCTTTAGGCAGATGGCGCATGTAAATCCATCACGCTCTCTAACAAGTTTTATTTTATCCCTTTTACTAAGCAGAAGATTCTGATTTAGCATTGATAAATTCTCTTTCATCTACAATATCGTATGCATCACGAATGATGCTAACCTCGTACTTGTCAAAGTGGTGCCCACAGAAATACAACTCGCCAGTTACAAACTTAGCGATAACCCACGCCTGAGCGGGACATTTAGGTGCATCACACCTATCGCTTCTGGTAAGAACTCTTACTTCTTCCTGAACTTCAGTTTCCATGGAGTCCTCCATATATTAATTATATCAGTTTGGTTTAAAATGATCGCTAATTTGCTTCATTTGTTTATTTATCTTACTTATTTTTTCCTGTAGAAGTTTATTTTCTAACTCTAGTTTTTTATTTTTATCTTCTAGTTCAATTACTTTATCCTGATACATTTCTATTTTCTGCTCTACATCGCCATTTTTAATATTTGAATTCTTATATTCATTAAATAATGATGTTATATATTTAACATGTTTTACAAGAACAAAAAATAGAAACACCTCTATCGCTAGAGTTATTGCTCCTACTGCAATTATTGTCTGCATGTCGGGATGAAAGGATTTGAACCTTCGGCCCCCTGTTCCCAAAACAGGTGCGCTACCAAACTGCGCCACATCCCGTGGGATTACAGATGGCGACGAATCCTTTTTGCACGAAAGACGCTAGAAACGAATTCAACGCACTCAACGGCAGACTCGCTATAACGGGATATTTGTATGTAACTACACCATCCTAAGATATTGCCATCTGTAATCGTAGGGCGGGTGAGACTTGAACTCACGATCTTCACCTTATAAGAGTGACGCCTTCACCAACTTGGCCACCGCCCCGTAACAACTACTATATTAAATTATTTCCATGCTGTCAATAGCATTTTGTAAAGCGGGTGGGATGATAAGTTCGCTATTTTGTTTCCTACCCATCCTTAATTTTATCTCTTCCTCGCTATCTTGTTCAAGCATATCGTACGAATATACTTCGATTTCTTGTAGCGAATCTCTTCTAGAGCGAGCAATAGCATTATAGACCGCGCCACATACGGCATCAGCCAAGTCCTTGCTGCCCTTTCTAGGGTGGTCAACCTTATCACCGCGTATCCTTAGTTGCAATAATTCATCGATTAATAATTTAAGTTCTGGGCCATAAACTCTTTCTTCTGTTACAAGCAGGGCCATGTCCTCGTAATGTTTCTTCGCCACAGATAGTAATTCAGTATTAATTCCATAATGCTTTAATTGTTGCATCATGTCATGAGAATTCCATCTGTCAAATGTCACCACTCCCAGATTAAATCCTCGCTCGCGCAATTCAATAATGTAATCTTTTACTTCAGATAAATCTACACTAGTAGTAGATGTTGGTTGCCAATATCTTACAGCGTCCACGATAACCCTGGGTGCTGCCTCTGTCATTGTCCCCGCGATCTTCATCTGCACCCAACCCTCAATATGAGCCATTGCCACGGCACAATTATCATGTTTTTGGGCTAAGTCAACATGAACAAAATACTGACGGCCTTCCTCTGGCTTGAACCATTCTGCAAACCTACCACTACTATCTACTGCAAACTTGGGACTGCTGAAAGCCTTTTCGATCTTCTCGCGGGACTTAAAGAATGCATCTGTTGCTTCTGGAGGCATACAGGCAAAGCGCATAAGAGAATCTAATGGATCGTCATAGAAAGCAATGGTGAAGTCTTGAATTTTTCTGGTTGGATTAAATTCCCAGGTAGGTCTTTTCAAGGCAAATATATGTGGTAGAGCGTAGGAAACAATATGATCCTCCTCCCACTCAATGGTAAATTCATTACCATCATGACCATCTGGAAGGTCTGGATCTATTTTAAAACTATGAGATTTAACTACAGTTTCTTTTTCTGCTACCGCATCATTATATTTTTGCTGAATAAAGTCATTCTTAAATCTAGGGAATGAAAGCATGATAACTTTCCCAAAATCCGGGAAGCGTGAGTTAACAGATGCTCTATACATTTTATAAATAGCAGCAGAAGTCTTTGGACTCTGCCTGCCTGTAGTATTCTCTAGTTCAAAACCAGAAATTTCGTCAAGGATAGCAAGCAGGACGTTGTACCCTTCCCAGGATTCTGCCTCTGAATGTCCTGAATGAACAGTTATTTCTTTATCAAATTCAATACTGTTAGCCTTGGGGATATACCTACCCTGAAACCAGGCCGACTTTTCAATGATACGCTTGAACCCTTTAAAGAATACCCTATTTGCCTGAACAGCGTTTATAGCAATGTTAATAATGTCAATTGAATCTCCTGGCGGCTTACCATAATATTTGGCTGGGTCGCTAAGGCACAATAAGAGGTGGACAACATAGGCACACCCTATAGTAGAGATAAAGTCCTTCCCCCCGCCTTTCCCTATCTGAAGAATCACTTCCTTGCATGTCTGGTTCCATCTTTTTATTCCTTCTTCTTCTCCAAGCCACTTAGTTAGGGTGTCTTTATCATAAATTTGCGTCATAGACTTGATGGCTTTGTATTGATATTCTGAAAGAGGAGGCAAGTCTAGGTACTTCTTGTCAGTAACAAACTCCTCTATCGTGGCTGGAGTTTCCTCAAACTTGTCATCGTCAAGTGCTTCTATAAAGTCACTAAAATCAATCAATTGGTTCTACCTTGCCCGTAACCTCTGATAATCTTTTAGCGACCTCCATTTTACAATGACTGCATTCGGATGTTACTTCCTTTAAAATGTTCATAAGGATCTCTTGCTTGCGCTCTGTCTCTAGAAGTTGAGCAGACATTTCATTATTCTCTAGAAGACCAGCCTTCTGGAGCATATCAATTCTTTTTTGTTCAACATCTGCAATCATTTTAAGAGCGGAGGCTTTAGTGTTGTATTGTTGATTGGCATCTGCCTGATCTACTGTTTCCCAGGCGCGTTGGATAATCATAGAATAATGTTGATCAGCGCCAGCGAGGGCTTCCTTGGCACGCTCCCTAATTCTACTATCTCCAGATACCAGTTCTCTCCATGTATCTATGTGTTCTAATACCTGAGATCTTTTTATTCCCAAGAACTTTGATATGTCGGTGGGATTCTTTCCCTTTAATAATTCTTCTACGACAAGATTCATTTGGTCAAAAGAACTAGTAAGTTCAATCTCTGACAAGTTGCTTCTTCCTTCTACTCTTCTTTGCTCTTACTAGTCCGCTCAGTCTATCAATATAGAAAGACCTGTATTCTCCAGTATTAGGATTTCTACAGTCTATCCAAGTAACATCTTTTTCTGAATTATGTGCCATAAGAATAAATGTAAACTCCCCACGAATATGCTTGAACTTAATTCTATCACCAGGCTTAATTACGTCTTTTAAATATTCAACTTCATAATATACATGAATATTATCATTCATGCTGTATGGGATATATTCTCTATTTATTTTTTTCTTAGGCATATGATTACCAATCATTAAAAAAATTATGATGATGAATTTTAGTCCTGCACTTTTGCTTCCATGGACAGTATAGAAATTCTATACTCATAACAGTATCTTTATAATAGTAGGCTACACCATTTGCATATGAACAATAAACACAACCTAATTTATACCAAATTGTAGCCTCTGGCAATTTCATTCTAGAGAAAGGTTTTATATATTTTTTTCTATCCACTCTTGGGATGCCAGATATTTTAAAAATAATAGAATTGCATAAAATAGATATTATATCTAACATAACTATTACTGGTAATGCTAAGTACAACAGCCATGCCGCAATAACTATTCTTGTTTTAGATTCATATTGATCTGGTATGTATATATTTTCAAATTTTCTCATAAAGAGAATCCACCGTTTCTTGTTGGACTCCAAACCATCCCTGGTCTATCTAAATTCCTGAGAAGTTCATATCCACAATCTTGACAACGCTGACTATCTCTATCAGAAATTTTAGAAATTAACTCTAGATCTAAATCGCATACTTTGCAATAATATGTATAAAGTGGCATTCTATCTCCAGTTTTCACTATTCGCTACTTTTAATAATACCAGATAACCTATTAAGTCGTCAATATCATTATCTCCAGGGAACTCCCCGCCATTGGCAAATCTGCTAAGTTTATCATCTATACGAACTTTAATTTGCTCTGTAGGATTTGCTTGTGAAAATATTCTTACTGGGTCAAGCGCGGAGTTTCCATAGGCGCGATTCTTTTTAATAAGTAATTCTTCTATTTCTTTGCAAACTCTAGAGATTTCTTTTTCAGTATTAATGTTTGGCATGTGGTTTACTTTCTCTAAGACTTGAATTAATCCTTACATTAATATTTAATTTATTAAATAAAATCTTCATGAACATACCAGTCTTCCCACGCTGATATCTCTGGATATATTCTTTTATATCCATATGAAGTTAATAATTTATATATTGGTTCTTGCATACTTGAATTATTATGCTCACATGTTATTATGTTAAATCTTGTAGAAAAGTCAAAGGCGGATAGAATATCAAATTCCGAACCCTCAGTATCTATTGATAAATAGTCAACAATACTTGGTGCCCTGTGCTTACTAAGCATGTCTTTCAAAGATACAGTTTCAATTTTATGAACTACATGATCTTCTCTAGTTTTTCCCCAATGATCACTATATGCATAATCTGAAATTGTTGAAAGTGCTGGAAATGATGTTTCATAAAATTCTACAACGTCCCCGCTTTTATTTGATACACACTTATACTCAATACTACAAGACCTGTTTTTAGATATTTCATCAGAGAATATTGGTAATGGCTCTGCTACTATACCAGTCCATCCATAATATTTTTCTAAAAGTAAAGTATTGCTTAATTCTATACCATCCATAGCACCAAACTCTACAAAAAATCCTGGACGATCACCATAATAGTAAGTTACTAATAAATCTTGGTTATTTTGTGAGTAAGATAATCTTCCAGATTGCAGATATTCTTTTAACGATTTCATAATTCAGAGTACATCCTTTTCAGTCCACTAAAAGTACCAGCATCAATATAACTACCAGAACATGGAGCATGGGTAGTTACTACCCCATCTTTTATCCAAGAATTGAACTGGTCACCTATAACATCTTCCTTAGGGTCTAGCAATTCTACAGTTTCATTTAAGTATATCGCTCCCCACATTCTTTCAAACGGGCAACTTGAATCCTTATCGATAATGCTTAATACTTTATCTCCCAATGATTCTATTTGGCCTACTTTACCCTTTAAAAATTCATCACATTCCCATGATGCCAGAACTACTTGAGAATCATTTTCTATCATTCTTCCGTAAAAATTATCCTTGCTTCCTGATATAAAGGTATCTGGCATCCCAATTACAACCTTATCCGATTTATTATCACAAGTTTTTAATATGGCATCAGCCATACTTGATGGCTCAACAATGAATATTTCTACATCAAGGTCGAACCTCTCAACTATTGGTAGCCACATTTCTCTAGTAGAAATTCTAATATCATCGCATACTTCTTTCATTCTATCTACATGCCACTCAAGAAGTGTTTGATTGTCATTTATGGGCAGACAAAATTTTGGTATTCCTCCTAGTCTTGATGCCTTTCCAGAAGCGGGAAGTACTCCTAGTATCATATTTTTTCTGTATTCTGAACTAGGGATGGTTGACTTTCATCAATCCATACTGGCAAATTACATTCTGGGTGTAATGTAAATACATTAAAATTATGCTCATCTGCATGACGGAATATAAACCAATCTGTTGGATAGTCCATTCCATTTTTACAAACGTAGTCATATAATTTTCTAGCCCCAGACTTTGACACAACATAACATAGTGTTGACCAGTCCTGATAAGCCTTAACAACATCTCCAGAATCATTACCATTATACCTATCGTATTGATTAGGATGAACAAAAATACTAAAGATATCCCAGTCTGAAGGAAGTTTTTCCATCATATTAGAAACTCTTTCAATAAAATCATCGCTAACTACCGCGTCGTCCTCAAAAACTAAAATTCTATTCATTGATGAATTGATAAGGTACTTCCAGGCAATAAAATGACTAGCAAAATTACCAATCTCTCCTGCCTTAAATCCTTCCCAAGATATCTTAAAATCTGGGTTGTCTGAAAAAAACTTATCGCGTGATGATTTATCATTGCCATTTAAGCAGGCTAGTCCAAGGTAGTCTCCACCATGCATTATATTGTGAATATTTTGTTTATTTTTAATCCTATCATCATTAATACTAATTAAATGATAGGGCCAGTTGTGTGCGGGTACATATAGTTCATTAATGTCCACA